GGCCTACTTCCGAGAGGATTTGACCGTACCCAGCACAGGTATCTGCGCTTGGGCTGGACCCGCGCTAGGCGTCACCCATTCTTTCTTCTTTGACGGACAGACAGGGAACGTAACTGCTGCCGACATTCTTACCTTCTCTCCAGATGGTCAGCAAGCAGAAGTTATAACTGTAGAATCAGACGCAGGTGTGTCAGGTGAGTTGAGTGTTCGCTTCATATCTAATATCGACGAAGGTCTGCCTGCAGATAATGATACTTTCTCCAACGGGGCCAGCGGCGACGGCGTAGTAAACGGTGCATTTCATGACCGTGCGTATAGAGGGTTGCATCTTCACAGACTGCTCTCTGATTTGAATGATAACCCTGACATTTACGGTAACGATGATCTGTCCCGCGTTGACCCTGTACCTTCCGGTAAGGATACGGACACCATTATCAACCTGCTGTCTAACATCGTGATCAATGACACTATTGCACAGCATATGTACGATGCCTCCATTAGCCAGAATGGCGGCGATGACAAGTTTTCGGGCCTGAACGTCCAGGTAACTTCGCCTTATGAGGACACTCAACCGGTACTAATCCAGGATGATGCGATTATCACGGACTACTGGAAGAACGCCTTTATGCCTCATTCCATTGACGGAAACATCCGTATTGTTATGCGGGTTCGTGAGGATGGCGTAGACATCGATGGTCGCCGGGTTCGTGGCGCACTGTTAGAAAATAACTATAGCTTCTTCTTCGGTGGCACTACCCTTGGTGACGCTACTACCGCTTTGGCGCTGTTCGCAGCTCCTGATGGTAACAATGTAGAGACCGTAGGCACCTTGGCTGGCGCACCCTACAATACGATAGTCTGGACCGAGGGCTACCAGCTTCTCGATCACGGCAACGGTAATGGTGACCGGCCTTTCGGTATGAGTGTTGATTTTGGCTCCGCTAGTTCAAGTCAGACCTACGAGCGGTCTAAGTATGAACAACGGCGCGGTACTTCTGAGACTTGGTTTGGTCGTAACGCCCAATTAGTCGTAGGTATTAACCTCGACATTCCGTATGATACCGAATCAGCCAACCTGTCTGAAGATGAGATCATGTACTGGGGTACCTCGGTTGTATTCTCTGGTCAGACTACAAATATGACTATCGGTGAAGTAGTTACCTTCTCCCCTTCCGGGGCCAAGGGCCGACTAATCTACCAGAATGACGGCGGTGCTACGGGTACTATGGTATTCGACATGGAAGCCGGGATTGATCCTACTGCTGCTGATACGATGGCTGGTGCAACAGGTGACGGCGACGTTGATTCCGTAATCCTGAACGCTAGTGCCGGTTCTGCTCTGCTGATTGCTCTACTCGATAGCGGTGCTGCTGGTACCCTCTACACCCAGAGGCTTACCGGCTTGCTGCCTATAGACGGTCAGGTACTGTACGGCGGTACTTCCGACAACACCGTAGCGGTGAACGGAACCGTGTCCGAGCGTACTATCAACAACCAGTTTGCTGGCGTATACACTGGTACTAACTTCCAGTCTAATCACGGTATCTCTATCGATACTTCTGATGCGGTAGTTGGTGATAAGTACCCAGCATTGGATGCAACTATCCAGGAGCCACCTAATAACCAACAGGGCAAGCTCACTGGAGCAAAAGCATACGATACCGTAATGATATACCCATGGAACGGTTCTTCTTATGACCTTAATGGTGATCCGGAGCCCCTTTATGCGGAGACTACGCTGACTACCGCACTGGTTGCAGCCTCATCCACTACCGCTGTTGTAGCAGCCATACCGGATAACACCCCGGCATCTGGCTTCTTGCGGATTGAGCGAGACAGTGATAACAACGTAGATCTGGTAGAGTACAGCTCTTACACTGGACTGACCTACACTTTGGTTGGTACGGCCCCAAGCGCTGCTGCTATCGGTAACAATGTTATGAGGGCTTTGGTGGATAAGGAGATGACTGCAGATGGCGATGCTACTTACACCGCTATCAAAGGCGCGGGTACTACTCAGTGCGTAACCATCATCAAGAACGGCTACGGCGCAGGTAAGAACGGGCCAATCAAACCCGCATTTGCTACAGCTACCTTTGGGGCGTCTGGGTTCGCTGTACCAGCCTCACGGATTAGTGACGCATAACGATGACGATTACAGTCAACCCGATTACTGGTGTAATCTATGTGCCAAAGGTTGATACCGTGTTGGTTCAGGCGTCTCCGACTGAGATTCGGCAACTGGACCTGAACATCTTCCGCCTTGCTCTTCGGGACATTGAGGAAGATGTTCATATGCGGCCTTGGCCCAGGACGCACGACCACAATGCCGATGTGACAGTCGGCGGCGTGACCTTGGCTGATGTGCTGGAAATCCTTGAGCCGTACACCGTTACCTTTGAGGACGGTCAGTACGCTGTGAATCTTGTTGGTGCTAACTCTAATGTTGGTGACCGGATCAATGTGAACCAAGTCTCGGTGCGTTCTGCTAACTCCGCAGGGTTAGTGGCTCTGACTGATATCTACAACTCAACCGAAGCTATCAAGCGTCTAATTGAAAACTTGCGGCCTCACCACACAGGTGTTGGCAACATTTGGTATTGGAGTCCCTATGCAGGCAGTGATACCTTGGATGGCAAGGCACCAGAGTCTGCAGTTAAGACTTTTGCACAGGCACATAGTCTGGCGGCTAGTAATAACCACGATATCATCCTCGCAATGGCCGAAAACCCTTTAGGTAGGACAATCACCACAGAGTCTATAGTGGTAACTAAAAACTATCTCTTTGTAAGAGGACCCGGCAGGGATTTTGAAGTTAACGCAGCGGACGATAACCTAGACGCGGTACGGCTAGATGGGGCGGGGAATTCATTTTCCGGAGCAGTAGTTACTACTTCGCCTACCAGTACTAAGTGGGCTATACATGCAACTAATGAATTCCCGCTCATAAAGGATGTCTGGGTGGCAGATGCCGTAAATGGGGTACACTTTGAGGATGGGGAGTATGCTGTTGCTGATAATGTCAAGATGCACCACAACCTCGGGATTGGTTTGAAGTTTTCAGGTACCGCAAAGCATTGCGATATCATAGACTGCCATGTCGGTAGCAATGGGTCAGACGGAGTGCTGGTAGATCTTACAGGAGGTCATGAGGTTAACCTTCTGGGGTCTACTACTATACACAGCAATGGCGGGTATGGGGTTAATGTAACTGCAGGATCTGAGGGTTTGATTATAGGTAGAACTGTGTCTTTGTTTAATAATGTGTTAGGTGATCTAAACGATCAAGGCACGGGTACTATTGATCATAGTAGGCAACTACAACAGGTTCACGAAGCACACTATAATCGTAGGAAGCACGACAAAGATGCCAACACCATTACTATTTATGCAGCAGATAACGTAACTCCTCTGCGAGTGTTTGATGCAGACGCTACCTTATCGGATATCACACCACAATGAATACTTTAGGATTAAAGCGCCCTGTATACTCTTTTGGTTTGGGGTTGTTGGGTCTTGAGATAGGATGGAGAGAGGTGATAAGATTCTCTCTCAATATTAAACGTAGAGTTTCTTTCTCTCTGGAGCGATAAATGGCTAACGAAAGAATCAAATTTAGGTTGAATGTAAAGAAGCGGCAGGCTTTTTCCTGTAATGTACAAAAGAAAAAGGCTATACCCTTGAACGTACTTAGGCGTAAATCCTTTAGTAAGGAGCTATAATCATGACTGCAGAGATTCACCAGTATGACGAAGGGACCGTATTCGAGGTAGAGGTACTAGATGAAGGCGTAGTACTCCCTATCGATACTGCAGATGTGATGCAGATTCTATTTTTTAAACCATCGGGAGCGGTTGTTATAAAGACAGCGGTACATACTACGGATGGTTTAGATGGCTTAATGGAGTACACTACTGATGCTACAGATTTAGATGAGTTAAAAAAGTGGAAGATACAAGGTCGGGTACAGTTCCCTACAGGTAAGTGGTCTTCAGATATTGGTACGTTTAAAGTGTATCCTAACCTGGATACTCCAGAATAACGGGAGTTAGTGTGATGGCCGGTACTGCGATGGAACCAACAGCTTGGCAGACGTTCATGGTGTTTATACAAGGTATGGGGGCTTTAGCTTTAATAATACTAGGGTGGTTATGGTCCCGTATTAACAGAAGCCAGGATGAAGTTCTCCGGGCACATGTGAGGATTACGGAATTGGAAAAAGCTATTCTAAATCAAAGAGCGGATATTAATAGAGACTACCCTACTAGAGCAGAGGTACGCGCAGTACTGGAAGATGTAGTACGTCCAGTCAAAGAAGCAGCGGAGCGCACCGAAAAGATGGTAGATAGTTTAGTGAAATCCCATATGCGAAATGTATAGTTTTCGCTTTTGCAATTAACTTCAATTGAGGTGAGATATGACGGAAACAACTAACGTAAACGCAACTAGTGCCTGGGTAAAGCAAGTGGACGCAACCTCAGATGCAGTCGCCTTTATTTCGTGCATAAGCTATAACGCTATCGAAGTATGGATAGGCACAACCGTTCCTGTAGTTGGCGATAAAGGGCACGTACTGCAAAGATACGAGGGCATAGGCCGAGGGCAGTTAGGCGCTGGAGATATGTATATCCGTGGCGCTAACGGCAACACTGGCGAAGCTACCCTATCATTAGGAGCTACCTAGTTTTACTGTAGGGTACTTTCATTAATTCTAATCGAGGTGAAACATGGCAACCATACATAGGGTGAAGTACTTAGTAGTTCATTCTTCGGCAACTAAACCTAGCGTATATGTAGACGCGGCAGTCATACGTAGGTGGCACACTACCCCCAAACCTAAAGGTAGAGGCTGGTCCGATATAGGGTATCACGTAGTTATTAAACGCGATGGTACGTTAGAGTATGGTAGATCCCTATCCAAAGTCGGTGCTCATGTTAAGGGGTACAACAGGGTGAGTCTTGGGATATGTATGGCGGGTGGTCTTAATGAAGAAACGGGCAAACCAGAGAACAACTACACGGAAGAGCAGTTCGATGCTTTGCATACCATCCTTACTTCTTTGAAGAATATGTATCCTGAAGCTGAAGTAGTTGGGCATAGGGACCTCTCTCCAGATTTGGACGGTGATGGAGTAGTAGAATCACACGAGTGGTTAAAGCAGTGTCCTTGTTTCCCTGCAATTGAATGGTGGGCCCCATATGAGAATGTGGAGGGGCGTAGTGTAGTTAAGAAAACCAAAGCTAAAGCCGAGACCAAACCTAAGAAGGCGAAGAACAGTATGTGGGATGATAATGATGGATGGTAAAGTTATTCCATTCCTACCCAGGCTGTGGGCTACTAAGGAGCGAGGCAAATGGACTCGCACTATCACTTTAGTATGGATGATGTGGTTAACCACTAAGGTGTTTCTATGGGCTATGGCGTATGCGTCTAAGTCTACCGTACCCGAATTGGAAGCAATAGAAGTAGCTGCAGTAATTGGTGCCGTATTAACTCCTTTAGCTGGTCTACATGGAGCGATCTTTAAGTTCTACACTAATGGCGCGGCCAAGCCGCCTCCTGCGGCGTAATCCAGGGATAGTCTACTGATAGATTGAGGTAAAATACCATGTTTGGTAGTATAAAAGGATACGTAGCTTTAGGTTCGGTAGTTGCCGTAGGTTTAGTAGTATGGGCCGGGTACACGTACGTAACCAATTTGCAGGAAGCAGCAGAGCATTGGCGGGTAGAGGCCACCAAAGAGACTATAGCTAGGGAAGCTGCAGACGCCAAGATCCTTTTGATGGAGCGTATGAATCTGGCGCAAGAGAGGGAGCGTATCATACTGACACAGAAGTATGAGCAGGCAGAAGACAAAGCTAACAAGTGGCATAAACTTTACGCAGATCATAATCTAGGTAATCTGATGCAAAAGAAGCCAGGACTTATAACTAACAGAATGCGTAAAGCAACCAACAAAGTTATCAGAGAATTAGAAGAGGCTACAAAATGAAATTAATTGCAATCCTATTGGTATCGATAGTATTAGCCTCTTGCAGCTTTTTACCTGAAAGAGAAGTAACGGTACGGGCGGAAACCACGATAGTCTGCGATAAACCACCCAGAGCAGCACCTTTTGTCGCTAGAGAAACTAAACCGACTGTGATCGAGATAGAGGGCGAGGCTTTAGTGGCTTATACCCCCAAAGACTATGAGAACATGTCACTGATGTTACAGAGCCTACTCAAACATCTACGACAGAAGAACGCAATTGTTGCGTACTACCGTGGTTGCATTGAGCGGACCAGGGGCGATAATACTAATGGGGACACGCAATCATGACAAACAACCAACAAGCCAATACAGTGATGGAGAAGTTAACTTCCGCACCTTTCGTTGCAAAGGTATTAGTATCTATCGTTTCGGCAACATTCAGTGTGATTATGTTTTGGGTCTTCATAGACGACCGGTATGCGCATGCCTCGGATGTAAGGAACCAGGGGGTGGAGGTTGTAAAGGAAGTGAGGAGGTCGTATCAGATGCTGCGATTAGAGACGACGAACGACACTATAAGGGCTCTTAGATTTAGAAGAGAGAAACAAGGATCTTTACCTCCGATAGACCGAGTGCGCTTAGAAGAACTAGAGCATCGTTTGCAGAACATACACAAAAGACTGCAGGTTTTGGATAAGCCTTGACAAAGAATTATATATAGGTATAATGGCTCCCAAGGGTTAACAAACGGGAGAAATATCTATGAGAGTATCTAGTACTTTGTCGGGAAGGCATTCCGAAACAGACTTTGCGGAACAGCTACGAATCTTATCAGACTCAGGAGCAGGCGTAATTCATGTACGTACCGGAGAAGTGGTACGCGCAACCCTGGCAACTAGACGCGCAGTCTTGGCAGACGGCAACCATTGCAGGGAGTGGGATATTGTTTCTGGGGTAAAGGAATACGATGTTACCAATATGTTCAAGATGAACGTAACAGGTAGCGGCAACACAGATATCCACGCTTGTATGGCAAACCCGGCGTCGCATATAGCTGAAGCGGAGAAGCAAGGGGTCTACACTTATTTTGTATATATCAATCCCCAGTATTGGTTGGAAGACAACCCGGTACTGTTACACCACCTACAACAGTATTGCCATGTACTAGCGTCCACTAATATCCGGGTAATACTAATCACTCCCGATATAGCGCTCCCAGAAGCTCTGAATGATTCAGTAGTTACTCTACGGTTTGAGCCGCCATCACACTCCGAACTACTTGGGTATCTTGAAGGGGTATTCGATGGAGTGGATGAGAATGTTATTGATGTAGATCCGGAAGACTACGAACGCATTTGTTACGCCGGAGCTGGTATGTCCAGAGAAGCTTTTGAGATGTATGCTTCGCTAGCTATTGTGGAGTCCGCATCTATGGATGAGGGCGAAGAGGAAGAGAGTCTGGTAGATGCGGATGACATTGTTGGCGGTTTGAATAAAGGCAAAACCGAAGTGGTTAATAAGAATGACATCCTAGAGTTGAATGCTCCAGGCTCCATGGACGATGTTGGCGGTATGGATAACCTAAAAGAGTGGGTAGGGAAAAGGGCCGATTGCTATACAGATGAGGCACGAGAGTTCGGTATAGAACCACCCAAGGGTATAGTCTTTGTGGGTTTGCCCGGTACGGGTAAGTCTCTGGCCGCTAAGGCCATAGCCAATACGTTGGGTGTGCCTCTTGTTAGGCTAGACTTTGGTCGTGTATTCAACTCACTGGTAGGTAAGTCAGAAGAGAGAATGCGTGTAGCTTTGCGTATGGTAGAAAGTATGGCACCTTGCGTACTATTCTGCGATGAGATAGACAAGGGGTTAGGCGGTATCGGAGGTTCTGGGGATTCGGGCACCAGCAGCAGAGTATTGGGTTCATTCCTTACTTGGCTGCAGGAGACTCAGGCACCAGTATTTACCATGGTAACGGCTAACAACATTACCGGGCTTCCACCCGAGCTGTTACGCCGTGGACGTTTTGATGCCATATTCTCTACAGGGTTTCCTACTCAAGAAGAGAGCAGGGCAGTGCTAGAGATTCATCTACGTAAGCGCGGATGGGATATTAAAGATTTCAAACGCGGGGATATCCAGGGTGTGCTTAACGCATGTAGAGGTTATGTACCTGCGGAATTGGAGGCAGCAGTTAAGGATGGTTTGGTAGATGCTTTCTCTGATGAGGAAGAGTTTACCATGGGTCATGTTGTACGGGCGCTTAAAGCCATGGTACCGCTCTCCGTTACGTATAATGAGCAGATCCAGGCTATGGCGGTATGGATGGAACAGAACGCTACTCCTGCGTCTAAGCGTTATGATGAGTCGCCGGAGAATGTGGATGAGTTACGCAAACGCCGTATCCGTACTCGCCCCCATGGTAGCGACGAGGACGTATAGGGGGTATTATGGCTGAAACAATACAAACAATGCACGGTAGCCAGACTTTCCATCATGCATCTAACAAGGTGAATGTGTTTCTAATGGATGGGGATGGTACGTCTGGTAGATCTTTCCCTAATTCTAAATTGAAATCAATTGCAAAGTCGCGCACAACTCCAGCAGCTAAGGATGGGTATGATTTGCACGGCATGTGGCAAACCAATGTATATGAAGCGGTAGACGCTAAGGTGTTAATGGTTCAGGCGTCAACATCACACAGAGGCGCACCCTACAATCAAGGGTGTGTTCTTATAGCTTTACGAGAGGACGCTCCTTTGATTAAGGTGACAGTAGAACTTAGCCCTAGTCAAAACGCCCTATACCCTGACCTCCCATCGTTTGTGGGGCGGGGGGATGTCCTCTCAACTTATGATTTTGATGAGTATGGTATCCGGTTTCGTGAGTCTTTCCTTGATAACTTCTTTGATGAAGAGGAGTTAGAGGAGCTGTTCAGAGTGGAGCGTATGGCTCCGGGCACAAGTAAACCAGATATGCTTACTGTACAAACCCCAGAAGGTGGTACAACACGTGTACCGGGAGACACCACAAGTCGCAGAAGAGTGCGCATTCGTAGTCGTAAAAGAAGGTAAAGCATAGGCTTGTATAAGAAACCTATATAGGTTATAATGCTCAAGTAGTCAACGTAAACATGAGGAGGTATTGCATATGTCGCACACAAGCACGATCAACACGGTAGTTATCACGGATGAGCACGCGCTACGCGCAGCTATTCAGGAGCTGAAGAGTAACGGGGTACGTTGCGATCTTTTGGAGAACGCCAAGCCACGTGCATACTACAACACCCAAGAGGGTATGCAGGGTAACGCTAAGTTTGTGGTTAGCCTGAAAGACTCTCGCTATGATGTAGGTTTGTATGAACGCGCCGATGGCAATGGCCTGGAAGCACGTACGGATCTATGGGGTGGGGATGTTGCCAAACAGTTGGGGGCTCAGGCTCAGGGTGAGGAATCCAAAGAACAGGCGGCTATGGGTAAGCTGTTTCAGACCTATGCCGTTCAAGCGGCTACTCGCAAGGCTACCCAAAAGGGTTATCGAGTAAACCGCGTTAACAAAGAAGACGGCACCGTCCAGCTTCAGATTGCGGTATAAGGGGGGATCATGCAGAAAACACTTAATGTAAGTATTTCTCCGGCAGGTACAGTAGTCATAGATGCTGTTGGTTTCACAGGGTGTGGTTGCGCTAAAGCCTCCGAAGAGTTGGAGCTACATCTGGGGGGAGGGCAGGTAAAGAAAGACAAGAAACCTGAATACTTCCAGCCAGAAGTCAGTGGCAGCAACCATAACAAACGCACATTCTAGGTACACATGTTAGGGGTAGCAGACAACGCCGCCAGTATCTATAACTGGCCATGTACTTTGGCCGGGTCTGTTATCCCTATCTTTAGTTTATACCGGCACCGCAAACTCCAGGGCATAAGGATTAATTAGGCCAAGTTCGCCCAAGCGTTTAGGCCTAAAGGTGAGCGGGTCCCAAGTATCTTGGGACAGCCGGTTCCATTCAAATAAGGGGGTGCACTATGGAAGAAATGGTAATCAATATTGGTGATACGGGACAGGTTAGCGGCCTACACTTTGACAAGTTTCCACTCTCGTTCCTGGGAGCCATGGAGATCGGCAGAGCCTCTGAGATCTTCTTCAACACAGACAAACAGAACTGGGAGGTTATACTTCCTGGCGACAAAACCGCAGTAATAGAAGCTACTAAGTTTGATGGATACGATGAAGCCCGTAGTTTTGAGGTAGAATGGCTACAGGCGTGTATGAAAGCAGATTGCCATCCTACCAGTGGAAAGGGACGCGCTATCGCTTCTAGTATTCGGGTAACCATGATAGAGGTGGCAGATGAGGATTTTAGGCCAGAACCCCCGCCACCACCTGAGAAGAGAATTAAACCAGCCTATGGTTGAGGTTTTATGATCGTTACCGATTGTTGCGGATGTTGTACTACTAGCGTTCATTATGATGAGCCGGGGACCGCTACGGAAAGTTACTATGAGCAATGCAGTTGTAACCATTATGTAGTGTACCCTACACATAGGAAAGAAGAGTTACCTGTAGTATTCTTTATCCCGGAAGAGTGGGATGAGCCAGAACAAATAGAACCAGTACCAGAGAGGTGTATAGATAAACCAACACCCATGCCTTGGCAACCACATCGAGCTAGGGCACCACCTAGGAGGGTATTATGATATCAGAGTATGAGGTAATGGAGGGGTACAGTAGTAAAGATTTAGCAGAAAACGTGAATGAGGCTATAGAGATGGGGTACCGCCCGTACAGGGGGATGCACACTGCTATGGTACCCGCAGAAGATGGGGTATATGTTTTAACATTCTATCAGGTCGTGGTAGTGGGGTATGATAAACCACGAGAAGAAGAAGACGACGATATACCATATTGAACGATTGAATTTTGGGGTGCGTAACGCAGCGGGGTATCCCCATGATTCGCCTATTAACCGCTGCATACTATTAAGGTAATTATTATGTCCGAAATGAGAGCAAAAATGAGTATTAGTAGTGTCGAACCTCTTACTCCTGTGGCTGAAGAAGGAGTAGTACAAGAGACACTAACTATGAATGCTGTGGTTAGTGATGAAGCCTTTGGCGAAAACGGTGAGAGCGAAAATAATACGTACTCAAGATGGACACCAACTGCCGAATTAAAAATGGTAATTACGAATCCTACTTTGTTGGGTAAATTCAAAGTGGGTGAGGAATACTACGTAGATTTCATAAAGGCTGAAGCGTAGTATACGGTTTGAAGTTGATTGCAAAAAGAAAACCCCAGCAGGGTAACTGGGGTTTCCAAGGGTCAACGTATTAACGGAAGCATACATCTGGTTCCTATGCCGGGAACCTAAGTCCACATAACTGGAAGCCATATGAACAGTCTTAATAGTAGCGTATACGTGAGAGTCAGTCAAGCACTACGTAGAAATACTGGTAAAGAATTGAACGCAGCAGAACGAGTTGTACTTGATTTTATAATAGAACGGACATTAAGATACCAGAAGGAAGAGGAACGAATACCCTACAGACACTTTCTAGAAGGCGTTGTAACGGCTGATGGGGTAGTTATCCAGGCACCGGTTCCCGTATCAAAAAGAACCCTTGTAGTCATACTACGTAGGCTGTCAGCCATGGGTTTGATACAGATATACATAGGTAAGGATTTTGCTAAATCCAACTTCATTAAGGTGGCGGTAGATCGTATCGAGGCATTCTTAACCATGTGCGCACTCAAAGTAAGTAAGAAGTATAAGAATTCAGTAGGTGCAGAAGAGCACCAGCGGGGGTGCAGATTAGCACCAGCGGGGGGTGCAGAAGAGCACCAGCGTATAAACAAAGAGAATAGTAAACAGATAGAAGATAAACAGAGTGATATGGTCAACGCCTCCGGCGCAGACGATACGAGACCTGTAACTGATATAATTGAAGAGCAGCAAACTGAATCGCGGAAGAGACGTAAACGCAGAGCAGCAAACAACAGAATCCTCTTTACTAAAACAGCGTTGCGCCGAGTGTGGAATGATGCGGTAGCGGATTACGCAGAAGAACATGACTCTACCCCCATAACCGGTATGACTGCAAAGGACGCAGGTATGATCGCTAAGTCAGTAACTAACGTGGCGTTCTTCAAAGGGGATAGATGGGTCGAGTATGTACAGGATGTCGTGGTTTATTGGGATGACTATGCTACACACCTTATGCGTATATTCCGTTCTTACCAAAAGGTACCAGCATTACCCAGCGTTGCCTTCTTCCTGAAAATGAATACCAAGTACTTCGCACCTTACTATCATGCGCGGCAGACAGGGGAAGTAGACAAGCTGCAAAGACAGCAAGACAATCGATTGGCCGCACGCACTCAGCAGTTAGAGAAAGCCAATGCCAAAGTGGTACAACTAGAGACAGCTCTTGATAGGTTGAAAGGCACAGGCCCCCCTGGTAGACGTGAGTTGGATCATACCCGCAGGCAGTTGGCTGTAGCCAAAGCAGAACTTACAAAGTACCGGGATAGTAAAGCAGAGAACGTGGATAAAGATATTGAGTATCGCAATGCGCTTGAAGATCTGCCAGAATATGAGGAAGAACCCGATAAATCCCGTAGAGGAAGAAGATCATGAGCGCTGGTAGAAAACGTATAACCCCACGTAGCGCAGCAGATAGATCTAATCGCACTAAGCCTATGGACAGAGTGTCTATGGATCTACTCAACATAGGCGTGAGTAGGGATGCTTTGCATACCACCCTGGAGATAGAGGGTAGATCGGATCTCAGACAGGTAATATCAGATGAGTTGTATCTTGATGATGAACATGCAGAGCCCCGGCCTGTAGTCTTCTACCCTAAACAGGCGAAGAATGAAAAACAGTATCTATCCAACGTGTATCAATGCGATCTAGTATTTCATCTGTTCTTGAAGGAGATGTGGTTAGCAGGTAATCAGGTACGCGCTTTGCCCTTGAGTACACTTGTGGGTGTAGATGGGTATGAGTCCAGTGTGGATGAGGTAAAAGAGGGAACAGTAGATTGTTACCATTTCGTTCCTGACTTCCACCTACAATTAACAGAAGAACCGCGCTTCTATATGAACGATAATGCGGAGTTGATAGAAAGCTTATTGTGGGATTGTATGTACCACTACAACTTATCGTTTGTACTGCAGTCCATAACACCACTGCATAGAGGTATGAAACCCTGGTCAGATAGGCTCATTGCTTACCTGAATAAGAGAGCCATCCAATACGAAGTGCAAGGTCCGGAGAGTACTTAATGTCTGCAGGATTACGCCTATTAGCTTCCGTGGCAGAGAATGGAAGCACTACTACTTTCAGATTAATAGATAACGATTTGTTAGTGGACGACGAAGAGGTTGGTGTTTTAGCTTTTATGCGCAACCATTATCGCAGGTATGGTGAGTTGCCTTTAGTAGAAACCATCGAAGCGGAGACCGATACCAGACTACCAGAGACGCCGGAACATGTAGACTACTATCTGCAAGAGGTTCATGATCGACACGTCTACACCAACGTAAGGGATGAGTTCGGCCCTTTACGCACCGCTATCACTGATAGAGACATCCCAGGCATGTTATCGTCTGCGAACAGCATTAGAAGAATATGCACCCCCTTTTCGGGGCAACAGCAGGAATTACAGACGCTAGCAGAGCTTACCGATGAGGTGAGAGCAGAATATGCACACCAGCATGCGGCTCCAGGTTTTTCAGGGATACCGACAGGTTGGGATTATCTGGATGAAGAGACAGGAGGGTACCAGAATGGTGACTTGGTTGTATGGGTGGCCAGACCCAGCATAGGTAAAACACACATGCTGATACATGCGTCCCGCACAGCATGGATGGCGCAGAAGTCAGTACTGTTTGTATCGATGGAGATGACCCTACCGCAGATAGCTATGCGCTTTTCTGCACACCATGGTAATGTAGATCCGGAAATGGTACGAAAGGGTAAACTGTCTAATTGGGCTAAGCGTAGGTTTGATGATTCTTTGGTATCCATGGGGGATGCTCATAATTTTCATTTGTTTGCAGGTAATTTCAATAAGACTGCAGATGATGTAGACATACTCATACAGGAGCTGGAACCGGATGCGATCTATATCGATGGCATGTACCTGATGACTCCCAGCACAGGAAACTCAAGGATGGGTAGGTACGAGAAAGCGGCGTACCTTACGGATGACCTAAAACGTATGACCCTAACACGGCATAGACCTATCATTGCCACCACCCAGTTTGGCAAAGGCGCAGGTAAAGACGGCAAGGCAGGCAACCTAGAGAACATAGGCTACACGGATGCTATACCTACCCATGCCAGTATTATCGTAGCTACCAAGATAGCTGTTAAGCAGCAGAGGGATATAATCGGTTACGAGTATGATGAGGAGCATGAAGATTATCAGTTGACTACTATAGGTACTGAGGAGTATACACCCAGCAGATACAATGAAGTGTTGAAAGGAAGAGAGGGGGAGTCAGGTGCGTTTGGTTGTAGCTTTGCTTTTGGCCCAACCAACTTCGGAGAGTTACCCATATCCGAGGTTACATCCCCAGAAGATGAGCAGGCCCAGAGACCGGATATGGACTATATGTCATGATAAGTAGACTCTGGAAACATAGCAGCCAGTATAGGGCACCCCGACCTCAAACAGCCAAGGTACCTAAAGCCTCAGTACTACCAGAAGGCGATGATGTTTACAATCTACGTGTGAGGTACCATAATACTTTTTATCTACTTGTGTTTTGCCTCAAGGATATGACAGGCGTGGTACGTATAGAAGGGGACTATATGACGAAACCTTTGTTGGTAGGTAAGTGCAACTCTAGCGCACCGGAATGGTATTGTATATCCGGATTTCCAGTGTTTCCGTTTAGGGTAGGGGTGAACACGATAGATAGTACATTACGCATTAGATCGGAGCATACAAGCGCTTTCGAGGGTATGATAGAACCTGGGGTACCAGTAGCGGTGCACTTACTTAATGATGGGATGGCGTGACAGATGAGAACAGTACGCTTTGATGAACCTTGCGATGAATGCCTACTTACCTGTAGGAAGATAAAGAATAAAGGCGGCATACAAGCCAGATTCCTGGTAGTAGGTAAACCCACCACAGATGCTATGGTACGGAACAAGAATAACCTAACACCAGCTGCGATGCGTTTGTTGGGTAAACATATGAAAGATGCTGGGTTTGGTAAAGGTGATTTTGTATTCACCAATGCCATTAAGTGTGGGTATGACGCAACTAGGTGGAGATCAAAGGATCGGCATATCATAGAGCACCATTGCCGTGAGCATCTACTACGTCTAATCGAGAAGATGAAACCAGATGTAATCATTCCATTGGGGGCGGAGGCAGCAAAGGCAGTTGCTGGTAGGTCGGTAAAGATATCTAAGGTGCGAGGCGTACCAGAGTACAACAGAGAACATGAGACCTGGGTTTTACCGATCATGGACCCAACACATGTACATCTAAACCCACAGCACGAACCTATATTTGCAAGCGATTGCAAATCACTTGGCAGATTTGTGGACCACGACTATGACTTAGAAGCAGCAGAGCAGGATGTACTTGGTAAATATGAGCTGATCACTGATTTACAGTTTCTTATCGATGAAGAGCCGGAGCTTCTAGCGTTCGATACTGAAACCAAAGGTATGCGATGGCAGGAGTCCAGTTGTAAGTTATTGACTATGCAGTTTTGCACAGAACCAGGACGGGCTTATCTGTTATCGTGGGATCACCCAGATGCACCAGCTTCGATGCGGCAGAAAGCTAAGATCATTCGACAGCTTAAACAACTACTACAGAACCCAAAGACTAGTGTGTTTGGGCAGAATCTGAAATACGATGCATTATGGATATTAGATCGTCTCGGGTTTAGATTCCGGATAGACCATGACACGCTTATGTTAGCAGCGATAGTGGATGAGAATTCTATGACCAAAGATCTGGATACGCTTACCAAGATCTATGCTCCGGAGATGGCAGGCTATGCTGATACGTTCAACAGCAAGTATGATAAATCCCGTATGGATCTTGTGCCGCTAACAGAAATACTAGGCTATGGTTGTGGGGATGTTGATGCCTGTTTTAGGGTATTTGAAGAACTGGGACACGAGGTCTACCAGGATGAGAAGCTATGGGCGTACTATCGCAGGGTAGCGATTCCAGGAATTAATGCTTTTGTGCCTATCGAACATACTGGCATGAATGTTGATGAGTTAGCACTAGATGAGTTTGAAGATGTGCTTGCGGAGTATGTAGAGGATATCCGTGTACGACTTATGGCTCAGGTGCCTAGAAGTATTAAGCAGATACACGCAGAGGCTGGTCTAAAGTTTAGCCGTAAGGCATTTCTCCTTGACATACTGTTCAACCATGCAGATGGATATCGACTGACGCCCAGAACATACACCAAAGCCACTCAAAATCTAGATCCAGAATTTCAGATACCGTCTACCAGTTCTAAAGATCATTTACCTTTCTTTTTCGATCACGCTCACGCTGGAGAGTTTTGTACAGATCTAGCAGAGTGGATGAAGATGGATCGGTTGCTCGGTACTAACGTGCGAAGGTTCAGAGAGAATTATATTGTCAATGGTAAGATACATCCTATTTATTCTTTGTGGACCGCAGTAACAGGCAGAACAGCTTCACGAGATCCCAATGGTCAGAACTTTCCTAAGCGTGGTAAGCAGGCTAAAGCGTATCGTAAGATCTTTATACCACCACCCGGTTTTGTAGTATTAGAGGCGGATCTATCCCAGGCAGAGCTACGTATATCAGCTGACATGTCTAATGATAGAACCATGCTTAGTATTTATGGGAGCGGGGGAGACATCCATAAGGCAACAGCAACCATCGTAATGGGTGTAACGATGAAGGAGTTCGATGCTCTGCCTAAAGAGGAGCAGAGTCTAGCTAGGTTTAAAGCTAAGGCTGTGAATTTTGGTTTCCTTTATGGTATGGGTTGGCGCAAGTTTATTATTTATGCGAAGACACAGTATGGAGTAGAGTTTACTGAACAAGAAGCACGACGCATACGTAGCGGTTTCTTTAGTAAGTATTGCAGCTTACCCCTATGGCATGACGCTACTCGGGATTTTGCCATGGACTACGGCTATGTAAGGTCCTACTCGGGGCGTATACGCCACCTTCCTATGGTTCACTCAGAGGATACTGGTATCCAGGCAGAAGCAGTAAGGCAAGCGATTAATAGTCCTGTACAGAATTTCGGATCTGATCTTGGTGTGATGTCTATCGCCAGACTGGTTGCAGAAGTTAACCCTGAATATATGCAAGTCATGGGGTTTGTTCATGATGCTATCTATGCATATGTTCCGGAAGATTGTTTGGAGTGGGGAGCCAAGACCTTGAAACATTATATGGAAACAAACCCATTAGAGGAATGGTTTGGCAGGAAGATGAAAGTACCTATCGTAGCTGATGTGGGTTTTGGTTGGAATGGAGGAGAGACCTATGAGATGGCAGGCTTAACTCTGGACGATGAGTATGACTTTGACGAACTAGCTTGGGATGAGGAAGAAGAGGAGTATATGTTTGATTTACCAGAACAAGTGATACCACCAGACAACGGTAGACTCCCTATACCGGAGTACATGGTGATCGAGGCTTGACATCAGCGAAGAATTGTATATACTTATCTATAGGGTTGTACGTATAATTTTAGGAGGTACATAGACATGCCACAACGCAAGAGACGGGTACGCATTCGTCGCAAGACGCAGTTGATAACCAAGACTGATAGGCAGGAGATGGAAGATAAGATACAAGAGATTGTAGATAACATGGAAGAGGTTAAAAGACTGCAGCAGGAGAACACCAACGGTATGGAAGAGTTGGAGAGTATCATGAAGCATCTTGCACTAAAGAATTTCCATGCACCAACAGGGGATGCAGATTTTATAACCCCGCAAGGCAAAGCCAGTCGTAAAGTGAATCCCCTATTGTTTAGAGATCTGGTCACCGATGAAGAGTTTATGGAGTCAGCGACTATAGCTATAGGCGCGGCCAAAAAGATGCTATCTGAGAGGGAATTAGCTAGTGTTGTAGATGAGACAGCAGCCAAACCTAAAAAGCCGGTATTGGTAGTAACTCCAGCATCGAGCAAATGAACAGGCATGATATAAGACAGTTCTTGCGAGAAGTGGTAGGTCCGAATGTAAAGATGCGAGACCAAGGGGAGTGGGTTAGTACTCATTGTCCACTGGCCCCATGGACTCATGAAAGAGGCACCGACGCTAACATGAGCTTTGGTGTTAAAGAGAATTTGTACGAAGAGTCAGTGTTCAATTGTTTTACCTGTAAATGTAAAGGAACATTGCCTCAGTTTTTGGAAAGGATGGAGAGGTATACAGGAGACACTTATAAGACCCTCATCAAAGCGGTGGAGGCAGATGAGTTTCTTGGAGGCAGTTTGCCCGATTGGGATCATAGACAGTCTTATGATACAAAGAACCAGCAGTTGGGCGAACCTGTATCAGATGACTATCTGGATGTATACGACAGCGCGGTAGGCCACCCTTACTTACACAGCAGAGGATTAGATGATGAGACAATTGCACGGCTGGATTTGCGAATCGATCCCGACAACAGAGGAGATGAACGAATTCTATTTCCTGTGTATTCTCCGTCTGGAGCTTTTTATGGGTACACCGGTAGAGCGACTTTATCAGGGGTTGAGCCTCGTATTCGTGATTACTTTGGTTTGCCTAAGCGGCTTGTACTTCTCGGGGCTGAATTTATCGATACAACCGTGGATAGCTATATTGTACTTACTGAAGGTTTGTTTGACTTTAGTCGTGGTTTTATGTTTGGTTTTCCTACCGTCGCTTCTATGCACTCGGGACTCACACCCCAGCAAGCGCGGATATTTAAAGACCTCTCGTTACCGGTCTACGTGTTCTACGATGACGACGAAGCAGGACACAAAGGACGAAAAGTAATCAAGAAAGAGTTAGGTGATCATGTACCGTTAATGAAGGTACGATACCCGAAGGAGAAGACGGTGTACGACAAGGAGTTAGATGCTATGCGTCCCCCTTCGGACCCAGGAGAATTAGAGGAATATCAGTTTCAACATATGATAGCAGATGCACGTTTGTTATAGTTGAAGTCAATTGCAAACGAGCACGGGATGGTGTACTATGTTACGTAGATTGGTCGAGGTACCAATCAAGAAAGAATCGCAGTTATTACTTGCTCCACTCTTGGAAGGAAAACCTGTAGTGTTTTCAATACAAGATCCCAAGATGAGAGTAAAAAGGCGTGCAAATACACCAATCCTGTTTATCACACCTGTAACAGTTTATGGGTGGGATGACGACAAACGTATAATGTTAAGTATTCCTGGCTATGGCTCGGAGTTAATTGAACCTAATAAGGTTAAAGCTTTACATCTGTACAGGATAGGGCTCACGATGAAAACTGCAAAGGTTCTTGCTGATGCGCTAATTGAGTTGTTCAAGTAACAACATATTGAGAAATAACGGAGACATATACTATGGCACAACGTAACAAAAGACGTAAGGGTAAAACCTCTAACAAGGGCGGTCGCAAATCCCGTATGTTCCACCGGGGGGATGAGGGGCGTGATAGAGTAGACGATGAGCTAGCACGGCAGAAAGAGAAACGTGAAGCAGCTCAGAAGAAAGCAGGACAACCTCTGCGCTTCTTTGTTCCCGTGGGGGAAACTAAAGAATACGTAATACTGGACGATAAACCAGACTTCTTCATGTACGAACATAACATGAAAGATCCTAATACAGGGAAGTGGGGTTTTAATACCCCTTGCATTAAGGAGTGGGATAACTGCCCGGTATGCGAAGAGATAGGAGATTCTACCTATATCATGTTCCTATCAGTACTGGATCTTACCCCGTTTACGGATCGCAAAGATGTTAGGCATGAGTTCAGTCGTAAGCTTATGGCTGTTAAACCTTCCCAGCAGAAGAAGTTTATTCGAGCACATGCCCGTGAGGGTACTCTTAGAGGTGCTATCTTTGAGGCTTCTCGTGATGGGCAGAAGGATGCAGCAATCGGTAATGATATAGAGTTCGTCGAGTTCATGGATGAGGCGGAGCTAGCAGAAGATTATGTGCGGGAGTGGGAGGACCGCGAGGGTAAGTCGCATACGGAGAATTGTGGAGAGCCTATCGAGTATGAAGAGCTGTTTGAGGAACCTACTATGGAGGAGTTGTGCGCCCTAATGGGTACAGAGCCCACCCCAGGTAGTAAGGCTCAGACAGATCGTGATCTTGACGAAGGCGGTAACGAAGACGATTGGGATGAAGAAGGTGACAAGGACGAAGGAGCGTGGGACGAAGAGGAGGAGAAACCCCAGCGTGGTTCTCGTCGTTCTAGACGGTCTACGGCACGCAAGGGTAGAGAGGAAGAAGAGGAGTCAGATGAGAAGCCTGCACGCAGGTCCAGGTCCTCTCGTCGTTCTCGGGCGACAAAAGAAGAAAGGCCTAGTCGGTCTTCTCGCAGAAGTAGAAGGTAGTAGTAAATGGAGGCCCGTATAGCTGAAGTCGTACATATCCCCAAACGTGGGGTCAATGTAGCTTCCGTTCGCAAAGAGCTGACAGTTAAAGTGTTTGACCACCAGACACAGACCAGCTCTACGGTAGAACCGTTCTACACGGATGGGGATTACTTGTGCGTACCAAGGCATTACGGGCTTTCTCTTATAAAGTCACACCGAATGGATGTGGTTGACGATACCAGCATAGGCTTCGAGCTGTCAGAAGGTATACCCCGTATACAGCTGCATGAGTATCAGGAGCCATGGGTAGAAAGTATCATGTCTATGTTCCTGGATGAGGATAGGTACGATGTTATGGCCCAGGCCGGGACAGGCAAGGGTAAAACGGTTATGAGCCTAGAGATAGCCAGGAGACTAGGGTCCACTACGGTAGTGTTGGTTGACCAGGAGTTTCTAAGAGACCAATGGATTGCTCGGGCTAAAGAGTTTTGGGGGTTGGATGATTCGCAGATCGGAATAGTGCAAGGGAGTACGTGTGATTTTGAGGGTAAGGATCTAGTAGTAGGGATGGTGCAATCTCTCTACCGCAAAGATTATGATGAAGAGTTGTATCAGTATTTTGGTACGATCATTTTTGATGAAGCACATACTGTAGGGGCCGAACAGTTCTCTGCAGTATTATCAAAATTTAATGCTACCTTTAGGCTTGGTGTATCAGCAACGCCAGATAGGACGGATGATCTACAAAAGGTGTTAGAGCAGCAGTTGGGCCCGGTAGCTGTAACACTTAAGAATAAACATAGAAAATCAACAGTCAGGTACGTGGAGTACGATGGGGTAGTCAGCTGGTACGCTAACGTATCACCTAAAGGCGGGAGGTTCTTAACCGAATTGGCACGCGATACCAGACGCAACTATTTGCTGGCTAATATTATCCATGAGCTATATGAGACAGACAGGCACGTATTAGTAGTTAGTGATCGCATAGAGCAGTTAGAGACTTTAATGGTTATGTGTAAAAGTATATTCGAGATACCGGCAGAGGATATGGGGCTAGTATCTGGTTACCGTAGTGTGTGGAAGTACGCCAAGGATGCAACCCCACCGCGCAAACCAGAACACCTACATAAAGATGCGGAGTACACACCAGTAAAGATACAGGTAGTAAGGAAGCGTATACCCAAAGCTGTATTGAAGAAGGCGAAGGATGACTCTAGGATAGTGTTCGCTACCGGGGGTATGTTTACTAAGGGGGTAGATGTTCCCAGGCTTAGCGCAGGAGTTGATTGCAGCCCAAGATCCAAAGCAGTACAGGTACATGGACGTATTCTGCGAGAGTATAAAGGTAAGAAGGTACCTGTATGGGTAACCCTTAGAGATATTATGTCGTATAAGGCTGAGTACCAGTTCTTAAAACGATTAAGTGAGTATAAAGCAAGCAACGCGGAGATAGAACAATGGGATCTAGTAAAAGGCACCAGAAGAGTAGATCTACAGACTCTGAAAGCATCGGTAACAAAGCGCCACAAGAAGCTAAAAAGCCTGAAAATAATAACCGGGCTCGACGGCAACAATACCGTGATGATCCCAACTACCGGGAGGCAGCAAAGAAGCGCAGCCGCGCCAGTTACAGGAAAAGGAACCCAAAGAAGAAGCGCAAGACAAAGGTAGCCGCTACCAACAATCCGGTAAATAAGGAAGTAGTAACTGATGGCATGGAGCACCCAGTATACGCGGAAGTGTTTACTATCCCGGAAGCAGCGAAGTATCTAGGTAAGGGTGTTATTACTTTTAAGCGTTGGATATCGGATAAGCTACTACCACCACCTATTCTGCAATGCACATCCCATGGGTACATGCATTACAGCGTTCGGGAGTTGCAGTTAATTGCAAAGATAATCAAACAGCATGAAAAAGAGTTTGAGTATCTGCATCACACACATAACACTACTATCAACCAGTTATGGCAAGCTATCGAGGCGCATCGCAAGAGCAACATATAAGAGGGAGTACATACTATGCCTGTACGTAGAAAGAGAAAACCGGAAAAGCAGTCAGCGCAGTCTTCCATCAGGGTTACGCGTAAAGAAGGGGTGATGGAACACACTTCAGTAGACTCACGAGATACGTATGATTTTGAATCGGAGCCTGCGTATGTTCGGGTAGGGGCCGGGGTGACGCGTAATCTAGGTAACTTCGAGAGTCTAAGGGTAGATGTAGCCATTACCATGCCATGTGAGCCGGAGGATGTAGAAGATACATTCGATGACGTAGCTGAACGGGTAAGCATTCATCTGAATGATGAAGTAGATCAGTACCTGTTAGATAATAAGGAGTAGTTTGTAATGCCGGAAAGACACAAAAGAACCACAAGATCTGCTCCGAGCGGAGAACTGGGGGAGACATTAGGCGCAGTAAAGAAGCGCTACGGTAAAGGTACTGTACGGATGGCTAATGAGGTATACCAGCCGGATAGGATAAGCACAGGAGTATTTACCCTGGACTTCGCACTACTAGGAGGCTTACCCCAGAGTAGGTTATCTATGTTTGTGGGGGAGAAGCAGGCAGGTAAGAGTCTTATGGCTAGTAAGGTCATAGCATCTGCTCAGCAACAGTTCCCAGACCAGACCCCAGTATTTCTGGATGTAGAGGGTACCTTTGAAAGTACGTGGGCAAACAAGCTAGGAGTGGAGTTGGAAGGCTTACCTATTGTACCTTGCGAAACAGGAGAGATGGCAGTAGATGTGGGGGACGCAGTGTTAAGCTCGGAAGAGACCTCTCTATTGGTTGTTGACTCCATTGCGGCATTGGTACCTATGAAGGAGGTAGAGTCTTCTGCAGAGGACGCTCATGTAGGGCTACAGGCCAGACTAGTTGGTACTTTTATACGCCGCATGACCTCCGCATTGATCCGGGAACGTAGACGGGACCATTTAGTTACCGTGTTGTTTCTTAATCAGTTCCGCACTAAGATTGGTGTATCCTTCGGAGACCCACGTACGCTACCGGGCGGTAAAGCGCTGGAGTTTGCTACCTCAGTACAGGCTATCATTAAGAACAAAGAGGGTCGTGGCAAAAGCAAAGAAGGTATCGAGACAATGCTAGCTAATGAGCATTCATTTACGATAACCAAGAATAAATTGAATGCGGGACCCAGGACTGGGGAGTTTATGGTCGTAAGGGAGGAGGATGAGGATAGTTCCCTGTACGCAGGAGAAGTGGATGACGCAGCTACTGTGTTATCTTTTGCCAAAAAGTTTGGCATATATGGAGGAGGCGGCACTAAATGGACTTTAGATTTCCTGGACACTAGGCTTATTTTTGGTAAGGCGGCACAGGCGATAGAGGCGTTAAGGGAGGACCCAGAGCTGTATTGGGCACTACGTACTTATCTAATACAGACTCAGGCACATAAACTGGGTATGCCATCAGAGTTCATAGAGAGGATAGCATAATGACCCAGATTATAGGATTGAATGGTAACAAGCAGGTAGGTAAAGATACTTTCCTGTTACATTTAAAAAGTCAAAACTCTCTTAGCATAACCTCTCGGGCGTTCGCTAAACCTGTATATGATATGTTGGAGACCATGCTAGGGGTACTACCGCGTAAGAGAGATTCTTATGAGATAGATAAGGATGCTGTCGTCATACCGTACGGAAAAACGCTACGCCATATGCTACAAACCCTTGGCACTGAATGGGGTAGGGATTTAATCCATCCGGATATATGGGTGTTACATGCAAACCAGTGGCTGCAGACAACTATGTTGCAGAAGCCGGATTGTGTAGTATTCTCCGATGTACGCTTTAACAATGAAGCAAACTTTATACGTGATATGGGCGGGGTAGTTATTAACGTATCTCGGGCAGGAGAG